CCGTACTCTCTTCGACAAATCCAGCAAAGTCAATCCCAATACAACCTGGGTCACCGGGATACATACCCATCACGGTAAGCGAATCACGGAAATTCACACCAACATACTCTACTCGTACACGAACCTGTCCCTCTTGGAGTGGCGCACAATAGAGTGGTTTCGCTACCAATGCATTCTTCCGAACCCGGTAGGCAAAACGACCTGGAACGATCGATAGAGGTTCGATGGTTTGATTGTATTTCATCTTAAGATCGATACCCGATTCCTTCGCAATGGTTTTTAAAAATCCATTTTGACCCAAGCTATTATCGAACTCAACCACACTTTTGTTTGAATCCGAGATGCTACGCAGTGTTTTGAATCCATTTGCAGCGTAGTCGAATCTTTCGTTTGCGAATCTTTCGTTTGCGAATCTTTCGTTTGCGAATCTTTCGTTTGCGAATCTTTCGTTTGCGGATCTTTCGCTTGCAAAGGTTTGTTGATCGGTATGAATTTTGTGTACCCAAGAGGCATGCTTAGGTAGTGGCTCGAAGGCTCTCATCTCAATGTTGATAATCTGGGCAATCAACTTATCTTGATCATCATAGTACGAAAGGGTTGCCTGAATCGATGTCTCGTTTAAGAAGGCTACCGATCCCTCAATATAAGCAACAATGGTCGAGGGTTTGCTACGACTCACGAATGATTCGACGTAATATGGAATGAAGGATGTGTCGGAGCGATAGTAGGTTAGCGGCTGAAGCCCTGCATCGATCGACCCTTCGTTCCAAGTAGTCGAAGGCTTCATTGTAATTTTGAATCGATTCCAATAATCTATTATGTGATGCTTATCAAACTCAACCTTCTCTATGCAATGGAATTGGTTGGTGTATTGTAATCCATGGGCTTCGGTTGTTGCATAATGCGTTGTGGTACCAACTACCGACCTTGTATCAAAATCAGCCATACGAGGATCAGAACGAAGGCGATTATTTGTTGCCTCGAAAACTACGTATTCATTGTTCCCCGAATCAACAACACAATCCTCGCGTAGTGGTTTCAAGAATCGAATAGACTTTGCGCTTCCTAGCTCACGCAACCATCCAGCTGCTGGGTAGGTTGTTTGTTGGTGTAGCTTATGCCCATCGATACGTTCCATCGATATTTCAAAAGTACGAGCAACTTTCGTCGCGCTTGTAGAGCAATTTCCCATTTCTTTCATGGCAACTGGTGCCCTAAGGATTGCGTGACTGTTCGTTCCACCAAAACCAAAGGAACTGACTCCACCATACGCACCCTCTGCCAGATCATACTCCTTATTCGGAACATCAAACATCATCCGATCCCACTCAATATACGGATTCAGTCGCTCGATCTCAACCCCCTTTGGGACCCTACGTTTCCCCAAACACAAGACCAACTTAACCAATCCCACCAAACCAGCCGCGGCCTCCGTGTGTCCAACCTGAGACTTTGCACCTCCCAAGATAACTCGATGTGACCCAAAGACCTCACTCAAGGCCGTTACCTCAATCGGATCTCCCAATTTCGTACCCGTTCCGTGCATCTCAACCATCGAAATATCGCTCGAAGCAATCCCTGCCTTCGCTACACATCGTTCGACTAAGGCCACTTGTGAATCAGGATTTGGTGCAGTCAAACCATTCGACCGACCGTCTTGATTCAAGGCAGTCGCAGCCACCGTACCATATGATGGGGTTGAAGCACATGCCTTTGCAATATAGATTGCCACACAACCCTCCGATCGGACATATCCATTCGCCTTGTCGCTCAGAACATGACATCGGAAATCTGGACTCAAGAAACCACCTTGTTTCATCAAATCGGTCATCTCCTCGTTCAATAGTAGATTCACACCAGCAACAATCGCAGACCCACAATCACCATTACGAATACTTTGTATCGCATAATGAAGTGCAACGATAGACGATGAACATGCGGTGTCCAATACCGTACAAGGTCCAGTTAAACCAAATGCATACGAAATGCGTGAGGCAAGAATCGTGTTCGACCGACCCGTTGCAGCAAAGGTGGATTTCGATTCTCCGCCCCAGACCGCAAAATCTTGCGACCAATTACCGACAAAAACACCCACATCCACACCTTGTAGGTCTTGCGTAGGATCGTCGAAACCCGCATCTTGTAGTGCATCGTAGGTTGTGTGTAGTAAGATCTTTTGTTGTGGATCCATGGACTTTGCTTCCGAGGCTGGGATTCCAAACATATTGTTATCAAACACCCAATCTCCCATATATCCAGCCGCATAACGACGACCTTTCTTTTCACCCACAACACATTCCCCCGATTCGATCAATTCCCAAAATTCTTCCACGGTGTTTGCTCCAGGTAGGGCCAAGCCAATCCCATTGATTGCAATATCCGATTGTTGTGGTGGTGTTGTGATGGAGGATTGCATCATATCTTCTCCTCTACGTTGCCCCATCATCATTCTACGTAGTGTTGGGTATTTGTAGAAAAATACTTTGGATATATCGATGTTTAGATCGTTGTGAATGTCTGTAATCAAGGCAACAAAATCCTTCGAGCTCATACCTAAGGATGCGAAGGTATCGGTTGGTGCGAAGGTTCCGTAGCGGGTCGTCATTTTAGCCTCAACATAATCATGTATTTGTTTCAACGACTCAATCTTCGTACCATCCACAACATTCAAACCCTTGTTCCAACGAAGAAGCATGGGTATGAGGATTGGCTTTGGGGCATTTTCATCAAAGACAGTGAGCGGGTCGATACTTAGAATGGTCTCAATATTTTGATCAAATCGTACGACATCGTAAAACATTTTTGTCATCTCCATAAGATCGATACGACGGATAATTCTACCATTGTGGATCATCGAAACGCTTAGCTCTACGATGCCCTTGATAAGATAGGTTTGGTCGAAATATTTTTTGATGGATGGGTGATGGAATGGAATGTTGTGCACTACCCTACCAGGTAGGTTGCTATCCTGTTTATCCGAAACAATCGTGATGTTGGTGGGTGTGTTGTAGCAAGCAATAATTTGTTGATTTTTAATCATACTCATCGGAACACAATCACGTACATTGCTAAGTTTTCCTTTGGGTATGGTTTGAAACACTACATCGTATTGCATCGCATAATCCAAACATTCTTCCCATGAAATTGCGTTTGCTGCAACCAAGGCTGGAAGGAGTCCCAGACTGTGTGATGTGATGTAATCGTAATCTTCGATTGTTTTTTGTTCAAAAGATGTCATGAGAGTGGCAACGTTGTACGTAACAACGTGGTCGGTTTCATTAAGTTTTTTGTTCGATCGATAGTTGATGTAATCAATATATTTTGGATTAATCGAATCCATTTGATTGGGTAGGACTGAACCAATACCTGAAAATATCAATACCTTGGTCATTGTGCGGTAGTAAACTTAATCTTGATAAGAAAAAATACACCATTAATAAACGAGTATAAATGACGGTATATTGAGAATCTTGGTGTATTCTATGACTTATATAAGCTTTCAGTAGAACCCAAAAACTAATGGTTTAAAAATCAGATCATTTGTATATTAAAATTACCGATTCTACAGAAACATCAATCGTGTATTGAAAAATACATTTGCAATCGCTATCTATGAATTGAATAAGGAGTTGTCGAAGTCTGCTTACTATACAGTCCACTTAGAGGTTGGTTATAAGAGTTTTTGGAAGAATTGTAGCGATGCAATGATGAGGTGTAGGATTGAGTCGAATGATGGTCGGAAGATATGGATGAGTTTAAAGTTGGTTGATCGTACGTCGGGTCGACTGATTGCTCGATTGCTCGATTGCTCGATTGCTCGATTGCTCGATTGCTCGATTGCTACGAGTCGGGCTCATTTCATAGATTGATGTACCCAAACGCAGGAAGAAATCGTACTTGGGATCGTACTTGGGATCCTATCCGTTTGTATCTAAATGTAGCAACTTGTGTATCGTAGTTTCTTCTTTGGATGACTCTGAGTGGTAATGTAAAACTGTTATGTTTTTTGTTCGTATAAACTCACCATTATTTATACTTATTTAATTATAAAAATGATAGAAGTGCTAATAGCTTTATTATTACTAGGGTTTACGTTGTGCATACTTAAAAATAGTAAATACTTTCAACCAACTTCATCCTCAATAAAAGTTAAATCATCGAAGAAGATTATAAATATTTACTATGGAACACAATCAGGTACCGCTGAAACATTTGCTCATAAAATAGGAACTACCGCAAGTAGTAGTAATGATTACATCGCTAATGTTATTGATTTAGATGATTTAGATGAATTAAAATTTGTAAATGAAGATGGTGTTTCTATATTTTTTATGGCTACATATGGCGAAGGTGGTCCAACGGACAATGCTGATATTTTTTATCGTTGGTTATCTAACGCTCAAAAAGATAAAGATAATCGGTTTCTTCTCAAGAATAAACAATTCGCAGTTTTTGGGTTGGGAAATAAAGAATATCAATATTTTAACAAAATAGGATTGGACGTAGACCGATATTTATTTAATTTGGGTGGCCAAAGATTGTGTGATGTAGGTCTTGGAGATAGCCAGGTTAATATAGATAAAGATTTCGAGATCTGGGAGAGAACGTTGTTGAAATCACTAAATATACACACTACTGATGTAACTCCAAAAGAATTTGAGTATCGTGCTAAATTCCATCATGAGTGTGATATTATCGAAAATCCCAAATTTGATTTGAAGATGGTTAGCAAATTGAATCGAATTTTCTTTGAAGCGCGTGAAGTTGATGTTGTGGTGCATCGTGAATTAAGGAAGAGAACTTCTGATGATACTTCAACCAGCCACATTGAAGTTGATTTAGGTAGCGCTGGTCTGACATACAATACTGGTGATACTATGAATGTCTTACCCGAAAATTCAACGGAAATAGTTGAGAAGGTATGTAGATTACTTGATTATGACTTAGATGCACAATTTTCTTTAATATCAGAATCAAATGAAACAAAGAGATTATTTCCAAATCCTTGTACGATACAAAGAGCTCTTAGTAGATATATTGATCTTCATGGTAGGGTATCTAAAGATACGATGAGATCCCTCTTACAGTTTATTACAGATGAAGACGAAAAATTAAGATTTACTAATCTCATAAATTCAGAAGATGCTTACGCAAAAGAAGTATATGATCCCTGGACTACTCTCCCCAACATACTTGATAAATTCAAATCCATACAAATCCCAATCGACCATTTATTAGAAATAGCAAACCCACTTAAACCACGTAGCTACACTATCTCAAGTTCTGCACTGTCTCAACCAGATATTGCGTCAATCACTGTTAAGCGTTTAATAAAACAAACACACGACCATACACATCTAGGATTAGCTTCCTCGTATATCAAGGAAAATCGTGACAAGAAGTTACGAATAACAATACTCTCATCCAATTTTAAACTTCAACAAGATTTGACAAAACCAATTATCTTAATAGGATGTGGAACAGGGATAAGCCCAATGCGAGGGATATTGCAAGAACTTTCTTACCATCACAAAAATGGTATTGCACATAGTATAGGTGATTGTACGCTGTTTTTTGGTTGTAAGAATAGAGATCAAGATTACATATACGAAGACGAGTTGCAAAAATACACAAAAAACAAAACCTTAACAAATCTATTTGTAGCATTTAGCAGAGACGATACTAAGAGAAAGATTTACGTTCAAGATTTGATTAAAGATAATACTAAACTTATTTGGAATCATATTGAAAACGGTGCATACATATATGTATGTGGTGGTACACAAATGGGGAAAGACGTTATGGCTACATTTATTGACATGTTTGCAGAAAAGGGAGTCCTCGACGGATCGTTTCAGAATACTATTTTAGACAAAGGAAGATATATTCAAGAATTGTGGTCTAATTGAAAACGTTTTTTCGAAGAAAAAAATTGTTTAGTAAAATCTATTATCTATCTATATAATATTCATCCAAACACCAAAATGATCCAAATTATATTATTTTCAGCAACAGCACTTCTTGCATTCTTCATTCCTTATTACTTACGAAGATATCTAAGCAATATCAATGAAAATAACAAGTATGATGAAATTCCTTTAATAAATGCTAAATGGAAAGAAAACTTAAAAAAATATACCAGCCCTCAACGGCATCTTCATTTCTACGCATTATCCGAAGAGATAGGTTCAATGGTATACTCATTATACATTAGACCATTTAAAAAAATAGTAATCTGTGGTAGTAACGAATTTTCTCATAGAATTCTTGAAGATAAAACGACTATGAAACATGATTCATGCAAATATTTAGCAAAAACTTTTCACAAAAGTGGAGAGAATATTTTAAGCGTGAATACCAATACTTATCATTGGAAACATTCAAGAAGTAATTTGAGGAAATCTTTCAATCAAAAGAATTTGAAAACAATAAAAACAACCGCGTCAGAAATAATTACAGATTTTATAGAAAACCGCCTTGGTGAATTGGCAAAAACAAAAACAAGCTTTGATGTAGCAGAAGAAATGCACATGAAGACAATGGAAATTATATCTATAGTCGGTTTGGATTATAAAGCATCTTCGGATGAAATTCAAAGTCTTATTACGAATATCAGTATTTGTGGTGAAGGTGTATATAGTTATGCTATACCATTCCTACAGTATATGACATTCCTTCCCAAAATAAAGAAACATCATAAGGCAAAAGATTGGTTAATAGAATTTGGTTTTAAGATCATTGCTCATTATAAGAGCAAACCATCGCCCGTAAAGGGTACGATGATAGATTATATCATGTGCAACCCCAAATATAGAAATGATAAAGAAAGAGTAAATGATATTATTGTAAGTGTATTTACGGCAGCAACCGAAACTTCTGCATTTGGAATAGCATGGACATTAATTCTACTAAGTAAGCACCCTGACATACAGAAGAGTTTACAAAACGAATTTAAGAAGTACACAAATGACCAAGATAGGTTAAAATCAAATTTGTTCAATAATATTATTAACGAATCCTTACGTTTGAAACCACCGGTTGCTATAATATTTCCTAGAGTAACTGGAAAAGATTTTGTTTACGAACAAAAGGTTAATGGAATCGATAAGTCAATCTTGGTTAAGAAAGGAACCCACGTTATCATCTCAACACATATGGGTAATCGAGACAAAACTGTATTTGAAAATCCAAATACATTTGATCCAAATCGCTGGGACAAGATGAATCTTGAACATCGTAATAAAGTCTTGTCATTTGGTGCCGGAAAACAAAGTTGTGTTGGGATGCCTTTAGCATTACTAGAAATGAGAATGTTTGTCTTAAACATACTCCAAAAGTTTTCATTTGAACTTGTTAAAGAACCAGTTGAAGTATACGGTGTAACCATGAATCCTAAAGGTGCTCACTTAGTAGCAACAGCATTACCCTAATCATTATTCTTTTATTTACGATTAATGGCCCAACCTAAAACCTAACCAGGTTGAATGTCACACTCACACTTTCAAGACTATATGCCTACACGAATGTATAACTATTCTAAATATCCCACAATAGACTAAACAATTAACCTAAGTTTTTATTGTTTACAAAGTACTCCATAGAATATATACATGTAAGTGTTGTTTGTATGAATATAAAACAATTATACTGGAATATCTACCAACTAATTCACAGTAAAACGCTAAGTATGACATCCAATCGAATCTAATACGTAGCTTCACACCCTATGAGCGTAAGGTTAAGGAGTTTCCACACACTATGAGCGTAAGGTTAAGGAGTTTCCACACCCTATGAGCGTAAGGTTAAGGAGTTTCCACACACTATGAGCGTAAGGTTAAGGAGTTTCCACACCCTATGAGCGTAAGGTTCAGGAGTTTCCACACCCTATGAGCGTAAGGTTAAGGAGTTTCCACACCCTATGAGCGTAAGGTTAAGGAGTTTCCACACTATGATTGATGGTAAGAGGACAACGATTTGGTGTACGAGAGGAAATGTCAGCGACACGATCTATTTAGCGAAGAAATATGGGGCGATGACGTATTGTGATGAGATACACGCGGTTGGTATGTATGGTAGGAAGGGGTCGGGGGTTTTGGAGGAGGAGAATCGAACGAAGGATGCGACGTGGTACGTAACAAGGTGGTCGGTCTCATGAAGTTGCATGTTCGATCGAACTCATTTGATTTGATAGAACCGAGCCAATACCTGAAAATATCAATACCTTGGTCATAGTGTGGTAGAGTTTTTATCTTGGTATAAAAAAAATAGTTTATTGAGAATCTTGATATAGTCGATGACTTACATAAACAAAAAAAATAGTTTAGTTATAATCATGTCATTTAAATACTATATATTATGGAGGATAATAACCAGTATATTGAGATTACCGATACTTTGAAGAACAAGGCAAAACGATACTATGGAACTTTGTATGATAAACATGCTCTTTATGCAACTCTACAGAAACAACCATCGTGTATTGAAAAATACGAGCTGTATTGCCATAAAGATAAGAAGGATTTGGTTGCGATGATTGGTTGTGGTGATGGTTTGATTGGTCATCTGCATTACGTCCATGGAGGTATCACATCATTGTTGTTCGACAATACATTTGCAATCGCTATCTATGAATTGAATATGGAGGTGTTGAAGTCTGCTTACTACACAGTCCACTTAGAGGTTGGG